ATTAAAAACTACTATTAGAGAAACACATGAAAATAATAATTATGATAATAATATTAAATCACAATTTTCAAGTAATTATATTAGAGATTATAATGATAAATTAAAAACTACTATTAGAGAAACTAATGAAAATAATAATTATGATAATAATGTTAAATCACAAATTACAAGTAATTATATTAGAGATAATAATTTTAAATTAAAAACTACTATTAGAGAAACTAATGAAAATAATAATTATGATAATAATGTTAAATCACAAATTAAAAGTAATTATATTAGAGATAATAATTATATAGCTAAATCAACAATAAAAGAAACAACTGAAAATAAAAATTATATAAATCCATTAAATAATAATATAAAAGAAACATATATTAAAGATAATAATTTAGAAGCAAAAACAACAATAAAACAAACAACGATAATAAAACCGATATCAGGAGGTTTATATAATACAAATTTTGGTAATTATAATAAAGATGATAATGATATAGCACGTGGTACAATAAAAGAAACAATAATAGAAAATAAATATATAGGAAATATACATAATGAAATAGAATATAAAATATCACATGAAGCTGCTGAAAATATGGAAATATCAGATAAAAGAGAGATATTAACATACAATAGAAATCCAAATGGAAAGAAAGATGAAACAGGGCCATATATTAATAAAGAAACAGTAAAATTACATAATCCAATATTATATAGTTATATTTCAATACCATATAAAAATTTAGATTATTCTGTTAAACCATTAATACCTGAAGAAGTATTTAAAGAAAATAGACAATATAGAAAACCAGAAATAAAACATGCATCATATTATATAAATCAAAACATTAGTGAAACATTAAATAATAATCCATTTGTTAATAATTTAGTATATAAACAAAAAAAATAAATTTTAATAAAATAATATAAAAAAGTAATTAAATTTTAATAAAATAATATAAAGTAATTAAATTTTAATAAAATAATATAAAGTAATTAAATTTTAATAAAATAATATAAAGTAATTAAATTTTAATAAAATAATATAAAATAATATAAAGTAATTAAATTTTAATGAGTCCTACATCAATTTCTCTAATAATATTTTGATAAATATTTAATATAATATCTTCTTCTTCTTTATCATCTTTTTTAATAATATCATTAACATGATTAATAAGGATATTATTAATATAATTATAAGATGATAAAATATGATTTTTACACCGTGCACCGGTGATTATAATATTACCTTTTTGGAAAATAAAAATACTAACTTCTTTATTGTCAATATTTTCAATAGGTGGGATATATTTAATAATAATACAAGCTCTTATACAAGGTTCATAGGAAGCTTTAATTTTTTTTTGTAATAAAAGATTATATAATTTTTCTCTATCAATTTGTATATTAACTTTATAATTAGTATTAATCATATCAATTTTAAAATCAATAACATTAATATCAAAATTAGAAATAAAATTTTTTTCAATAATTTTGTTATCTTCTCTAATAGCTTTAATTTCTTTTAATCTAATAATTAATTTATTAAGAACAATATTAATATCATTAATAGATTTACACCCGGACATTTGAATAGATCCATTTTTAAATAGTTTCATATTAATTTTAAAAATATGATCATTATCATGATTTATTCTAGTTTCAATAGTAATTTGATTATAAAAATAATTTTTAGAAATATCTTTTTTATTTTCAATTTTTCTAATTCTTTTTTTTTTACTTTTAATTGGTAAAAGTGTTTTTATTTTTTCATCATTATTTTTTATTGTTAATATATCATTTAAATTTAATTGAAAATATTTTTCTATATTTATTATGTTTATATTTGTATTTAATTTACATGATGCACACATTGTTGATATACTTATGCCACATGGTAAATTATCTATTTCATATTTTTTTATATTTATATAATCTATATATTCAATTAAATCCCAATTTATATTTGTCATTTATTTAAATATCAAAATTAAGTCTTTAAATAATTATTATTCAATTTTTATTAAAAACAGCATTTAGATTTAGAAATATTATTATTAATTTTAATAAGTTTATAAACATTATCAATATATTCATGAATAAAGTTATTTTCTAACATACTAAAACATTTATTAGTTAATTCATTAGATAAAATATTATTATTAATAACATCATTAAAAATAGTTAAAACATATTCTTTTTTTTGTTGTCCTGTTAAATGATTAAATTTATTAATTTCATTCATACAATTTAAGATAATATTAAGTGGAGTAGATGTATCAATATTATCATTAGTAATATTAGATAAAACAGAAGCTTGAAATCTATTATATATAACAATATTAAGATTAGTATTATTATTCATAATAAAACTTATAAAAAATTTAAATTAATTATTTAAAAAATCAATTTTTATATATAATTATTATATGTCTTATCCTATAATATTATCATTTGATGTAGGAATAATAAATTTATCATATTGTATAATAACACGAAAAGAGTTTATAATAAATGAGAAAAAGATATTAAAATGGGATATAATAGATTGGGATAATATAGATTTAACAAATAGAAATGAACATAAATGTTTTTGTGGTAGTAATCCATTATATACAAATATAATAAATAATGAAGTAAAATATTATTGTAAAAATCATTATAAAAATTTGGATACAACTATAATATTTGAAGAATGTTATAAAAAAAATAATATAAAATCATGTGAATATATATATAAAAATAATAATATATGTTCAAAGAAAAGTAGTTTTATAAATACTAATATAAATAAATGTTATTGTAATATTCATGCTAAACAAAATTTTAAAAATGAATGTAATCAAATTCAATTACAAAAATACAAAATTAAAAATTCAAAATTATTAAATTTTGATAATATTAAATATAATTTAATTATGTGTCTTGAAAATAAACCTGCTTTATTAAAAACAGATATTGTATTAATTGAAAATCAACCTTCATTTAAAAATCCACGTATGAAATCTATTGCGTCTACTATTTATGATTATTATTTAATACGTGGTATTATTGATAAAAAAATTACAAACTCATTAATTCAACAAGTTAAATTTATATCACCATCTAATAAATTAAAACTTGCATCAGAGGGAGATAAAATAGAATTAATAAAAGTGAAAAATGAAAATGATGATACAAAAAAATATAAATTAACAAAAAGTTTAGGTATTAAATATTGTTATGAATTAATTTCACATTTAACAAATTGGAAAGAAAAATTAAATAATATAAAAAAAAAAGACGATTTAGCGGATTGTTTTTTACAAGGTATATATTATTATAATAAAAATTTATTAAATAATATAAAAAAGTAATATAAATATATATATATAATACATATTAATTATAAATGAGTTTAATAAATCAGTTTTATAATAATTCAGATCCTATAGTTGGAGAATTAGTTTTAGTTGAATTTACAAATAAAACAGAATATAATTTTAATTGTATATTATTAGAATATGAATATACAGGTATTATGAGTTATCAAGATGCCACAAAAAAAAGAAAAGTTTATAGTTGGAATAAAATTGTACCATTAAATAAATCTATGGTTGCTAGAGTTGATGATATTGATATTAAATCTAAAATTGTTCAAATTTCAATAGCCTATTTAGATGAAGAAATTAATAATAAAAATATAAATAATGATGAAATACAAAATATGTTAATGAAATATTTTATTGAAAATAGAATGTTTGAAAATTTTATTAAATCATTATGTATAGTTAATAATTTTAATTTATTAGATATATGGACTAAATATATATATATTATTGATATTGAAAGACAAAAAAATGATAAAAAAACTTCATTATGGATTTTTTTTAATAATAATATTAATAATATTAATAATATTATTAATAATAATGATTTAACATGTAAAATTACTGAATTATATTTAAAAAAATTTAATGAAATTGAACAAAATATTTATATTAGTAAAATTGGTATTATTTCATTAGATGGGTTATCCAATGTTAAAACTTTTTTTAATGATTATTTTAAAGATTGTAAATATATTTATACATTTAAATATGAAACTGCACCATATTATTTATTTCAAACATTTAATATTACATTTAATGAACATAATAATATTATTCATGATATTAAAAATAAAATCTCTAAATTTAATTCTAATATTTTTATTAAAATTGAATAAATTATTTCACTTTATTTTTTATTATACCCATTGTTGATTCTAATGTTAATTGTATATTATTACTTTTATTTCTTTTTAACATATATTCTGAATCTATTTCTGAATAAATTTTATTTACTTTATCTATTGGTACTTCCTTTATTTTATTTATTTTATATGATTCTTCTATTTGCATTTGACGTGATATTAATGGTGGATGTAAAATAGTATAATCTTTAGAATTATTATGAAAATTCATTCTAAATTCATTTATTGATAATTTTCCACCATAATCTGTTAACGTTAACCAATGTGGTGCAGGTGAAATTTTTATATATTTTGAATAAGTTCTATAATATAATAAATTTATTAATGATTCACGTTTCCATATTAATGTATCATTTAAATCTAAATTATAACTTTTTACACAATTAAAACTACAAAAATTACCTATACAATAAAATGTATCATTATAATAATCTTCTGGTAATTGTACTGCATCATATTCAAAATTATATTTACACCACCAACATTTAGTATTTTTATTAAAATTTAATATATGTATATTTATTTTATTTATGTTAGAATTTATATTTATTGCTGAACTTATATATTCACTATCATTTATATATTTCTCATTTGTTGATTCATTTAATGACTCAATATTTATTAATGTATTATTATTTGAATTATTTATATTATTTATTGATATTGGTAAATGTAATATTATATTTTCATCTTCTGTATTTTTATTGTCTTCACTATTTATTATATTATCTATTTTATTTATTATATTTTTTGGTTTTCTACCACGTTTTTTTTTTATATTTTCATTCATTATTTAAAATATTAATTAATTATTCTTTAAATTTAATTATTATTTTATACTTATAGATGATGGTTTTGTTTTCCTACCCCTTTTTTTTGTTTCACTTATTGTTGATTCTGATAATAATCTTTCATTTGATGTTATTTCATCTTGTGTATCTTCATTATTATTTATATTTGATTGTATATTATGAATTTTATTTAAAATATTATCAACTTTATCTGGTTTTTTTATATTTATTTTATTAATATTTGGTATATTCATAGGAAAATTATTTGGTGTATTATTTAAATTATTTAATTGTGATTCTAAATTTTTAATATATTCTTCTTTCTGTTTTTGATTACTCATTTTCTCTTTGATTTCTTGTTGTTTTAATTCTTCATTTTGTTTTTTTATATTAATTTCTTGTTGTGTCATGAATTTAGATTCTTCATTTTTATTAGGATTTATTATTTTACTTAATAATCCTGGATTTGATGCTAATAAAGTATCTAAACCTAATAATTTTGATGTATGAGCTTTAGAAAAATGAAATGCTGATGCTGATACTACTATTAAATATAATAGTTTTATTTCTGGTGCCATTTTTTTCCCTTTTCCTTTATATTTTTCATATATTTCTTCCCATACATCTTCCCAATTATCTGATTCTACTGATATATGTTCGGACCATCCTGATAAATGAAAATCAAATGGATCATATTTATCATTTAAAAATTCTAATACTGATGATGCTTGTAATAATATGTTTTTATACACTTTTATCCCATTTCTTTTACTTACAAAACTTTTTAATAACTCATATTCATATTCCATTTCTTCTATTGATGATGTGAAATCATATTCTTTTGATAATTGATACCCTTTTGTCTTTAATTCAGCTAATTTTCTTAAAAATTCTATTTTTTTTAATTTTATTTCTTGTGGTGATAAATTATTATTTAGTTCTAATAAATTATTATATGTATAATTTAGATTCTTATTTTGTGTATATTGTGCCACATGTGGTACTGGTATTGATTGTTGTATCGCAGGTTGTTGTATTGGTATATATTGTTGTGGTATTGGTTGTGGTATTGGTTGTGGTATTGGTTGTGGTATTGGTTGTGGTATTTGTTGTGGTATTGGTTGTGGTATTGGTTGTGGTATTTGTTGTGGTATTTGTTGTGGTATTTGTGGTGAAAGTGGTTTATTTGATATGGGTAATGAAATTTGAATATTGTCAATTACTTGTTTAGATTCACTTAACTTTTGTGAAGATTTTGAATGTTTAGAAGACACTGAGGATTTTGAGGAATGTGAATATTTTAAATTATTATCACTGTCTGAATCTGAATTTATTAATTCATTTATATTTGAGGTTTCACTATTTTTTTTATTATCTATTATTTTTATTGGATTTGCTATCATATTAAAATAAAAATCTGTATCAGTTGATAAAATTTTTTTATTATCGTTATCTTTAATTAAATTTTCATTATTTTGTCCTAAATAATTTGGTTCAATAGTAGATGAATTTGAATCTGACATTATAATTATATATATAATCTTTCTTTAACTTAACGCAAAACATAAAATATTATTTATTAGGATACCAAGTAATAATAAGTACATTATTACCTATTAATTCACTTTTAAATCCATTTTCTAATAGTTTTTTTTGAATATAATTAATACATTCTATTAACGAATATATAGGTAATCCTACTATAAACTCTGGTATTTCATACCATGTAAAAAAATAATTCCCCATACTTGCTGAATTTATTGTTTTTTCTACTCTTATATATATTTTTTCAAATGTTAAAACTTTACGTGTTTCACGTTCTTGTTGTTGTTTAATTAAGTCTCCTGCATTTATCATTTATGATATATTAGATTTTTTTTTTTTTAATTTAAAGAAACTTAAAAATAATATAATATGGAAATAGATACATTATGTTTAAGTAGTGGAGGTATATTTGGATTATCATTTATAGGTGTAATAAAATATTTAGAAGAAAAAAATTATATAAATTTAAAAAAAATTACAACATATGTAGGAACTTCGGCAGGGGCTATTTTGTCATTTTTTTTAAATTTAGATTATAGTATAAAAGAAATAAAAAAAACAATAGTTAATATTAATTTTGAAAAATTAGAACCTAATATTGATATATATAATATTATTGATAATAATGGTATTGATAATGGATTAAAAGTTTTAGCATTAATAATTTCGTTTTTAAAAGAAAAATATAATTGTGATGATATAACATTTAAAGAATTATTTGAATTAACAAATAAAAAATTAATAATAATAGGTACAAACTTTACAAAATTAAAAGAAGAAGTATTTAGTATTGATACAACACCATTAATGTCAATAATAGTAGCATTACGAATATCAATATCAATACCATTAATATTTACACCTGTATTATATAATAATAATTATTATATAGATGGTGCATTTACAAATGCGTTTCCATTAAAATATTGTAAAAAAGAAACAACAATAGGATTATATATAGCATATTCATATAATTCAAATACATTAAATATGTATAATATATTATTAGGAAGTGTAGCAATATTAACAAATACAATAATAGAAAAAGATATTAATAATTATGAAGTAATAAAAATTATAAATAATAGTATAGATATAAATAATTATAGTATAAATAATAAATTTAAAAATGATATAATAAAATTAGGTAAAATAACTGGTTATAAATATTATAACAATATAATAAATAATATATGTTTAGAAGTTATAAATTCTTTAATAGATAAAATTGGATAAAAAAAAATTAAATTATTAAAATTATTATCTATATTTTTACATATTATGAATTATTGTACAATACAGGAAGCATGGGGAAAAAATAATATTAGTAATAATTTTACTGAATATATGAGTAATACTACTATTGAAGGATTTACAAATAATAATAATAATAATAATGATAATGATAATAATAATGATATAAAATATGATATAAATTATGAAAATAATGATTGTGATATAAATTGTGAGAAAATAATATTACATTTAAAAAAATGTAAAAAATGTAGAAATAAAATAAAAAAATATTTAAAATCTAATATTAATGATTTTATATCTACATTAATAGAAGAAAATAAAGATATTATAATTTTAATATTAGTTACAATATTTATATTATTATTTATTAATTTAATAAATAATATTACAAAAAGTTAATTTATAAATAAAATGTAGTATTAATATTATTATTATCAATATATAATTTATTAAAATTATCTAATAATAAATCATCTGTACTATTACTATTTAATGGTATAATTTCAGTACTATTATTATTATTATTACTATTAAATACTTGTTTTTTTATAATATCAAATTGTTTATTAAATTCTTCATTACTTTTAATCTCATTTTTTTCTATTTGAATTATATTTCTAGATTTTATTATATTATTTAAATAATCATTATCAATTAATAACATTTCATTATTATTATAATTATGAAATTTATTTAATGATTCATTTTTTTTATTAAAATTTATTATTGCTTCATCTTTATTTTGTGTAAAATAAAGTGCATTTTCAGTTTTAAAAGTATTTATTAACTCACTATAATCTTTATGTTTTTGTATTAAATATAAATCATATTCTTGTCTTTTATTAGTATCTAATAAAATTTCATTAGCTGTAATAATATGAAAATATATTCTATCTTCTAATTTAGAGTTTTTATCAGGATGAAAAAATTTTAATAGTTTAATAATTTTTTTTTTAATATTTTTTTCATTTTCATTATTTTCACAATTAACTATATTATATAAATTATATTCTAAATTATCAAAATTCATATATTTATTTTAATAAACTTTACTTTTAAATATTAATTTATATAATTTTCATGTATAAATATTAATTTGTATAATTTTCATGTATAAAATTAATTAAACTTTCTTTTGATCTATTATTTGAATATTTTTTTATTTCACCATTATATTCATATAATACTGTTGGTAAACCTTGAATATTATATTTATTACACAACTCTGGTTGTTCGTCACATATTACACTATACGTTTTTATATTAAATTTATATTTTGATTTCGTTTTTTCTATTTCTTTTTGAAACTCATCCCATATTGGTTTAAAATTTACTGAATGTGGACACCAATCAGCATAAAAATTATAAATATTTAATTGATTTTGTAAGTTATTTTGATTAGGTGCATCAGTTATTTCATATACTTTTTCAATATAGTTTTTCATATCAGTAACATTTAAAAAGTTTTCTTTATTCATTTCATTATCACAACAAATACTACAAGATTTAAAAATTATTATAAATAATATAATAATAATAATTATCCATAATGGTATGCCATAAAAATTATTACACTGCATATTATATATTATATATTAGATAAAAAAATATAAAAACTTTTATATATAAAAATATTTAAAATTTTTTTTTTCTATATTATATATATATATATAAATATATGACAAAATCTATATACAGATATCAAAATTATATTAAATTATTTAATCATAATGATGATAATAGAGTTAATTTATTTTTAGATGCATTATATAATATTGCTATTGAAAATATGAAAGCTAATAAACGTACTAAATTAGAATATAGTGACGTTTATTTTAAAAATGCATTAAATGATAATTACTTTAGTTCATTTATAAATTTAGAAATGTTTGATAAATCAAAAGATTATGAAAAAATATTAATAACATCAGAACCATTTAATCAAGAAAATTTTGAAAATAAAAATAATGAAAATTTAAATTTAGATTTAGAACCTTTTAGTGATGCACCTGCATATAATGTTCATTCTGAATGGATAACTTTTTTTGGTGATATATTAATAAGATGCCATAATAGAGCAAATAAAGAATCAGTTCCAAGTATTTTTACTGATTTTGATAATATTGAAGATTATTTATATTCAGATAAAGAAACTGATTTATTTAGTGATTTAACTATAATGCATAAATTTGGTTCAGATGTTATAAAAATCATAAAAACTATTGATCCTTCCTCACCAACATATGATGGTGATGATGGTATATGTAGATTTATGCAATTATTAATAGTAAAAATGATGAAATTAGGTGAAACACATGATTATTCAATATCTAATTTAGATAATTATAATTTTAAATTAAAAAATGAAACTCCTATATCACATGTTAAATATAACCCGAGTTTTTTACAAAAATTTAAAGATGTAAATTCATTTTGTTTTTATGATATGTATACTATATATTCACGTTTAGGTCTTGGTAATTTTTATTCTAATTATAATGCACGTAATTCTAGAAGTGATGTTAGTAATGTTAAATTAAAATATTATGATTGTATTAATGCCGGGTTTGGTTTAATTGTTTATGGTAATCCATCTTTAGTTTCAACTTATAATATTCAAAGTGAAAATCAATTTATTCCTGTTTTTAGTACTCTTGGTATTAAATTAAAAAAAGGTTTAAATCCTACTGAAAATGATCCCACACAAGACGAAGTACTTGTACCTAATTCATTAGTATTAAATAAAGATAAATCAATGGATTTTAAAAGTGTAATGTATCATTATTCTAATCATCATGTAGAATTAACTGAAGATGAAAAAAAATTAGGATTAAAAGCATATGATTTAACTAAATTAGAACTTGTACCAAAAACTGATAAAAGTGTTTTATTTAAATATTTAGATAATTTTGATTTATTACATGTTGAACGTAAAAATGTTAATAAAGAATTATGTAAAGAAAGTTTTGATTTAGTACCAAATTTTAGTAGTTTTAATATTTTAGATACTCATCCAATGTGTACTAGTATATTTGGAAAAATAGATGACTTAAAATTAACTGTTTCAGATATACCTGAATTTCATGTTAGTTCATCATATATACATAAAAATATATATATTCATACATTTTTAGATTATTTAATGGTTATATATATATTACTTAAAAATTCAAATAAAACAAAAATAAATAATATATATACTAAAAATGTTGAAAAATATTTAGATTATGTTAAACAATTAATTGAAAGTTTAACAAATAATACATTTAAATCTAGTTTACCATATGTTACTAATTTAATTAATTCATTAGCTACTACTAATAAATTAAAATTAGGTTTAGCAAAAAAACAAAATTTAAAACATAAATTAGAATTAGGTCTTACATATACTAAAAAAGATACTGAAATTGATAATTCAAGATTTTATAATTATGGTGATTCTACTAATATCGTTCATTTAATTCAAGCTTCTAGTTTATTAAATGAAAATTCAAATTTTAAGAAAGATTCTGAGGCAGATTATAAAAAATTAAATAAAGAAATAAGATTTCAATTAGATTTTTCAACTCATTTTAATGATTTATTTAAATTATCTAGTGAACAATCTAAATTATATCCTGATTTATATAGACTTGATAATGATGGAACATATCATTATTTAAATAGTGATTATAACTTAAAAGTTAAAAATAATATGAACTGGGGTAATTATACTTTTTATCAAAAAAAATCTAAAGTAAAAAATTCTCAAAGTTATGTTAATTCTGCATTAAATTTAAATGAACAACCATGGTGTGATAAATATGATTCTGTAAATGCACAAGAATTATTCCATGATGAAAGTAATATTTTATTATTTAATTTAATTGAGTCTGATTGTGTTTTTGTACGTAATGAAGTTTTCTCTTGTGATAATGCTATATATTCTGTTATGGTAGATTCTTCTAATAATATAGTAACACAAAATAGTAATAAAGTAGCATTTAAAACACATTCTTCAGGTCAATATGGATTAAGAAAAGGTTTTACAATTGATTCAAATTATTATGGTTTAAATAATGAATTTTTCATTGGTGGTGGTAAATCTGATGTTGTTGATTATTTTGATTTAAGAGAAATTATTGATAAATTACACAATCAATTAACAAATAAAAAATATAGTATAGGTTTAGATGATACTTTAATATATAAGAAATATAAAATAACACCTGAACAAATGCACTATAAAACTGACTTTAAAACTATTCAAACCGAATATGAGGATTATGTTAATACATTGAAAACAGTTAATAGTAATAAAACAGCACTAACTAATACTGTTAGTAATTTTTTCCAAACTCAAGGTAAAACAACAAGTTTTGGTTTTAATGAATTAAAACATGATGATAAATTAACATTAGAAAATTTAATTAATAATCGTATTAAAATATTTAGATTATCTCATTATAATCCATCAAGCATTAAATTACTTCCTAAATCAGATGTTAAATTAATAAATTATGATAATAAAATTGTTTTAGTTGTATATTTTGCATTTAAATTAATACAATTATTAAACCTTGCACATTTAACTACTAAATTTACTGTTAGTCCTCCTGCTCCTGCACCTGCTCCTGCTCCTGCTCCTGGTGCAATACCACCTCCACCTCTAGATAATAAAGGTATATTATCATGGAATAATTTAACTTTAGAAAATTTAAAACAAAATAAAGTGGTTATGAGTGATGGAATTGATAAAGATCAAAAAATTACATCAAGTGAAGTAAATGGTTCATTAACATCAGTATTATCATCAATTATTATTGGCCGCCCTATGGCTGAAAATATAACTAGACCATTAAATGTAAATAGATTTAAAGACGTTGAGTATATGACAGATGCTGAGTATAGACGACAATTTCAAAACTCTATTGATGAAATATCAATCACAGGCGGGGCCCCCCCGGCGGCAATGGCTCCTATTGCAAACAGGTTTAATAATATCATAAATATTCCATACGTTACGAAACAACCTGATTATAACCTGGAAATAAAAAATGATAAATTTTTATCATGGTTGTATCAAGTTGGTTTTAGTAGAAAAATAATACAAACTGTTTTAAGTATTAACTTAGGAAATAATAATACAACAAATAGAATTAGAGATGCAGCTAGTCAACAATCAGATGATTTTACACATAATACATTTGAAAAGTTAATAGTAAAAGCAGGTGACACATCAGCATCAACATATGATGTGATGATTGGATATCATGCATTATTGTTCTATTATTATGGTAGATTACCAACTATTGTATTACCAAATGCTGCAGATCTAAGACAAAACCCAGAATATATTACCTCATCGACACCAAATGTACACCCTACTTTAATAGGATTAATTGGATTAAAGTACCCTGTATTTAATAATGATGGATATGCAGTTGAAATTGATGAAGCATTTTATCAATGTGTTTATAAAAATGTTTACGAAGATGTAAATAATATAAGATTACCTGAATATTTACCTATTATGAATGAATATTTAATACCTTTACATGGATGTAAAATACTATTAAATGTGAGAGGCAACCATTTTGGTGGTGTAAATTCGTCTGAGGCTGTTATAATGAAATGTACAGCTGCTGAAAGTGCACATATTATTAGAGTCATAAATCAGTATAATATAAGAGCTATGGCACTTACAGCGGTCGCACCAGGGGGTGCTACCCCAGATATTATCCGACTTCACAGCAATAATCCATTTATAACCACAACCCCGCCTATTCCTGTTGCTCCAGGTGGTATAATCCCTGGTACAACAGCACCATATATAATACCTCTAGACTTAATTGTTAATGGATCTGTTTATTTAAATAATTTTATGTTTTGGCAAGGTTATATAACCAATTATCCAGGCGCAAATAATATACAACTAAGAGCACAACAATATAACAGTTACATAACTAATACAGAATATAAAAATAACATTATAATAAGTAATCTGATTTGGACTAGTTTAGATTCAAATGGGATGTTAGGTGGTCTTCCTGATTGTCTTAACACTGAACACCATTTTAATAGATTGTATGAGTGTAAATTACAAAACAATACAGTTATAACAGCACCACCAGATCTATTTACTACAGTTCCACCCCCCACAGCTGGTGGTTATGCTCCTGTTCTAGCGGATATATTAATAGCAAAAGATTCAAACCTAGTCTATGAAGGTGATTTAGAATATGTATTTAATAAAAATTTACTTAAATCCGAACTAAATAAACTTTATAATTCATCATTAACATTACCTAATAATTTAGTTATTTCAAAAGTTAATAATAAATATTATGTTAACTATTATAAAAAAGATAATGATACTAATAATTTTGTTTTAACTTCCAATTCTATTAGCCGTATAAACTTATTATATAACTCAACATTAGAGGATTTATATAATGGTAATGGGATGGCTAATTATAATCATTTAAATAAACAAAACTCATTAGAAGGAAATTTATCTATATTTGTAACAAATAATGAAAATAAAAACTTACAATTTGAAAGTGAACGTAATAATATTAAAGTAAATGACTTAACTGAGCAAGAACGAAATAAATTTAGTAAATTATTTCAATTATCAGATGATGTTAAATTATCGCATTACTTTGAAGGAATAACATATAAACAACAAACAGTAATATATAATATAATTAAAAAGTTTTCTACAAATACAAATAATCAAGTATTTATTAAATTATATGTATTACTTGGATTACTATTATGTGAAAAAAATAATATAGACAATATTATTAAAAATTTATACGATTTAGATCAAAAAATATTACAATTTGGATATGATTTAAATAATGATAATGTTAAACACTTAATTTTATCATTTAGTTTATATTATCATATTAATATAATTGTAATAGAGTTATTAATAAATTATAACAGAAATGTAGCATACTTACAAGCTAATAACCAGACTATATTAGACCTAAATAATGCCAATAGGTGTACCGTAGTACCAGTACTACCCGGCGTAAATGAATACTGTAATATATATAATAACATTGATAGGTATTATAATAGTATTATACCAGGTGGTGGTGCAGCTGGTGCACCAATGGGTATACGTACTATTGGAGGACAGCTAGTGAGACCACGCATTCGTGAATATTTAGATGATGCTAATATGACCATTGAAGAGTTTATATTAAGATTTTTTAAAGAAGATTATCTAAATATAACAAATCCATTATATTTAGAAGGTATAAAATATAATAAATTTATAGTATATAACAGTGGTGAAGGATTAAAATCAACAACTTTAGAATATAAAGAATTTATGGATTTATTTCAAAAATCTAATACTGATTTAAATCAAGATTCATTAAAAAGAATAAATGAAATATCATTATCTACCTTAAAAAATGATGTAATAGATTCTAATTATGAAAAATATGTAATATTAGAATTATTAAAATCTTTTAATTTACCTCTTACAAATAAAGCAACATTAGAAGAAATATTAGATGAAATATGTAAATTATTAAAAATAAATAATACAATTAAAATAGATAGTGAAGAGTTTGATTATATTAAACGTTCAGTTAAAGTAGTTCCTGACACTTTTACAGTAGGAAATAACATACCTACAGATTTTAATGGATTAGTTAATACAATAAAACAATTACAACCCCAAAAAATACAAACACCAGGAAATGTAATTGACTATTTAAAAACTATAAAACCATTATTTAATGATAAATTAGCACCTACAAACATATCACCATTTATAGGTAGTTCAATTTTATCTGATTTAAGATCAAAAGATAATACTCATGAATTACTAAATATAATATCAGAAATACAAACTTTACCTTTTGTTTCAGGACAAATTATTTTTACAGTAATTTTTGTATATACTATTTATATTATATTAGGTGGAGATTCAACAGCATTTAAAAATGCTGATTTTTCTTCATGTTTTTATAATTATGGTGGTAACGAAGAAGATAAAACTAAATATGTTCCAAGAGTAGAAAAACAAGGTGAATTTAAATTACCTATCATATCATCAACAAGTACAACTAATATTTTTAAATTAAGTCAAGATTCAATTGACTATGTTTTATTAATGTTAGAAGAAATATGTAAAAATTCATGTTGGATATATGAAGAAAAACAACAAAATCCAAATACTTTAGCATTTGTTAACTTTTTAACACAAGTAACAACAGATGTTGAATATGATTTAACAAATGAATATGTCAAAAAATTAATAGATAATAATATCCATATTATTCAAACCCCAGGATATAAACATACTGATATAAAGAAAGCTAAAATACCAATATTATTTAAAATATTAAATAATACCTTATCATGCGATGAGTTACATAAATTATCACAAAATTTAGTGGAGACATTTGCATTTAGTCCTTATGTGAAACATGTATTAGAATATAAAATACCATGCGATAAAAATAATTTTTCCAAAAATGAAGAAGCATTAATAGTATTAAATAATCCTAAAACACCTATAGCACCCAGTACTGAACCTGGATTTAATCCTTATTATGTATTTAATAAGAATGATGTTAGAGTGGAACGTTTTAATCGTTCAAATTTAGGATGGGCAACATTAAATCAAATACCAGTAAATGAAGTCTATCACCATAGACGAACAGGTTTATCTAAAAATAGTGATTTAGGTTATTTCTTTCCTTTAACTGAAGATTCAAAAGTATTAGGAAATGTTTATAAGTTTCCACAATTACAAATAACATTAGAAGGATTACAATTAATAAATGAACCAAACTATAAAAACATAAATATAAGACTATTAGATAATTATGATAAAATAATACAAAAAGAATCTGTAGAATTATTAAAAGTTCATTATAAAAATGTTTATAATAATAATCAGTTTAGTGACATTAAAACACCAAAAGAGTTAATAAGATTATTAAATGTAGATGGTAATAATGAAGGATCACTAACACAATTATTATCAAATAGTAATTATATAAATATAGATAAAAATACATCAATTAAATTAACACAACAATATGAAGAAAATAAAGATTTATTTAATGTTAATTTAGAAACAATGAAAGATATAAAATCATTAAATTCAAAATATTTATTACAATCATCAAGTAATGAAGAAAATATTTTAGTTCATAATGTAAAAACACAAGGAACAGCAGAAACTATAGAAGTTGTTAATAGTTCAGGAGAGACATTACAAATAAAATTAATAGGAACATCACCGACATTAAATAAATATAAATCAAACCCACAATCATGGGAAATATTAACCCGAGAACAACTATATAATACAAGTAATAATATAAAATATTACAATGTACCAAATGGTATAAATATAAGTGAAATCAAAGTGAAAAGTTTATATGATATAAATAGAAAAGCTTCAAATATGTTAAAACAAGTATTATTTTATGATTTTGTTCATTATTTAGAAAACTTTAAAACAGATTCACAAATGGTATTTAGTTATAACATAGCAAAATATACATCAAAGAGATTAGAGACAATGACCACAGAATTAAAAACCGAATTAACACCTGAACCATTAACAGATTCATTTTTTGAATCATTAGGATTAAAAGTAGATACAACAGGGTTAGATTATGAAGATTTCTATATACGCGCTGAAGAGAGATTACATGCCCATCCAGATGGAACATTAGGATATATGGAAGGAGATAAATTTGTATCAGTAAAATCACACGAACATTTAATGAAAACAGATTATCATAATCCATCATGTAAACGAACATATGTAACAAATGATGGTGATAAAATAACATGTTCAAGCTTTTTACAGAAATGTTTAACAGGTGATAAAGAAAATTTGAAAAATTGTAAAGAATTTATGCAGAGTACTAAATTTTGGAGTGGATTAAAACGTGATTTTAAAGAAACAAATCCAAAACAATTAATATTAATATTAAAATCTTTTGGATTTGAAGAAGTATATGACACACAAACAAAATTAAAAGTATGCGAAGATTATAATTCATGGATGTCAAGATTAACACAAAAAGTGAAACAAGATCCATCATTAGAACTAAGTGAAGAAGAATTAAAGAAAATAAAACAAAATGATAATTTACGTATATATTTATTAGGAATAATAGATAAAATTAATAGAAATCCAGCGATATTAAATGAAAATTACAAGAAAAAATCAAAACCAACAGGAGATAAAGATATAAAATATAATATACCATATGCAGACACATTAATGCGAATAAATACAAATTCATCATTAGGATTAATACAACAAATAAATACAAGAGAACGAAAAACATTTTTAACATTATCAAATTTATTAACACAATTACAAAATAAACAACCATTACAGATGGGTGGAGGAAGAGGAATAGAAATATCAACAGAAAAAGTGGGTATATTATTAGAAGCACAATTTAATTCATTAATAAATAGTTTAAATAAATTAAATAAAGAAATAGATCCATCAGAAAAAGCACAGATATTTAAAATGATAGAACATATAAAGAAGAATGAAGGATATTTATCAAAAACATTAAATTATATATATAATTATATACAATTATATAATTCAATACCACAAAATAATGATAAATACGTAAAATTAGAAACAGTAGTAGAACTAGTAAATAAATATAAAAATAAAGTAGATAAATTACAGCCGAAACGAATAGGTGTAGTATCAATAATAGATAAATTAACACAAATATTAGCAGATTATAATAATACAACAACAAATCCATCAGGTACAAAAAGTTCAACAACCAAATTTGATATAAATGCTTTAGGATTATAAAAATATATAAATTATAATATAATGACTTTAGGAGAATTAATATTAGTATCAATAGGAAAAGAAAATATATATTTATCATTAGATCCAAATATAACATATTTTAAAATAGCATATAAAAGACATACAAATTATTCAATAGAACCGATACCACAATATTTTAAATCAACACCAAATTTTGGTAGAAGATGTACAATAAATATAAATAAAAATGCAGATTTAATGGGTATGACATATTTATGTATTGAATTACCTACAATACAAATTGAAAATTTTATATCAATATCAAATAAAATAAAAAAATTTGCATGGGTAGAAAAAATTGGTATAGCAATAATAAATTTTATAGAATATGAAATCGGCGGAACAATAATAGATAGACATTATGGTGATTGGATAAATATATGGTATGAAATAGTAAATAATGAAGGAATACAAAAAAGTTATAATAAAATGATAGGTAACATACCAGAACTAACAACATATAGTAAAACCAAAAATAGTTATAAATTATATATACCATTATGTTTTTCATTTTGTTTAGATACAGGGATAGCATTACCATTAATAGCATTATTTAATAATGATGTAAAAATACATGTAGATTTTAATGATGTGAATGTATGTTATAAATATTCACCAACACATTATATAACAGTAGAGAATAATTTTTGTTTATTAAAACCAAATGAAAGATTTTATCAAATATATCAAAATAATAAAATAATAGGAGAATTTATATATTTTGATATATTAACACAACAATTATATTATAATGAAATAAAAGGTAAATTTATAATACCATTAAATAATGATGTAAATTATAAATTATATGGTGAAAAAACTAATTTTGAAATAAATATAAAAAAAAATTCAATAATAGTTAATGATGATGATTTTTTTAAATATAATAAACCATCATTATTAAATGCATTTTTATTAGTAAATTACATATATTTAGATAATTTTGAGAGATCACAATTTTTAAATAATTCTCATGAATATATAATACCAATAGTGGATACATTATCAGATCAAATAATATATTCAAATAATATAATATATAAATTACCATTTAAAAATCCTATAAAAATGTTAATATGGCGTTGTATATTAGAATATAATATAAATAATAATAATTTATTTAATTATACAATGTATCCATATGAAGAACAAAATATAATAAATAAAAATATAATAGTTTGTAATTCAATAAATAGAATGGATTTGGATAGTTTTGAATATTATACACTTTTACAAAAATATCAATATAATTTATATAATAAACAAAAAGGAATATATACATATTCTTTTAGTTTATATCCAAAAGAATTACAACCATCAGGAACATTAAATTTTAGTAAATTAAATGATACTTATTTACAATTATCAATAAATAAAAATATAAATTATCAAAATCCAGCAAAATTAAGATGTTATGCAATAGAATACACTATATTAAGAATAAATTTAGGTATAGGTGTATATGGTTATTAACTTATCCATGCTAAACTAGACATACCACTTATAATTCTTAATATATTATATTCTTTAACAATAATTTTAATAATATATGGATTATTAATAACATTTTCATTAGATTGAATAATAAAAGTAGTATCATCAAAATAAGAGAAATTAAGATGACCAGAATATTGTAAATCATTAGGATATAATGAAAATGAAAATGTATAATAGCCAATAGGTAATGAACTATTAAATTTTTGATAAGGAATAACAGAATTATAATATAACCAATTTTTTTTACTTAATAAATCGTGACCATTAATTTTAATATTAAGATATTCAATAGGAGAAATATCATTAATTATTTTATTATTTTTATATATATATTTAATATAATAAATAATAAAATTATTTTTTTTATTATCATTCATATTTTGTAAAAATTTATCTTCAATATACATAATATATTTAAGTAATTCATAATCATTTTTATTATTTAAATTTAATTTTAAATTATTACAAATTCTAGTAATACGTAAATTATAATTATTTTTATTAAAAATATTTAATTCATAATCAATATTTTTAATAATATTTAAATCTTCAATATATTTATTTTTATTAATATCATTTATTATATTATTATAATAATTTAAAGTATTTAAATATCTAATATATTTATTATCATAATCTTCAACATAATTTTGATAACAATTAATATTAGTATTAATAATTTCTGTAATAAAATATATATCTTTAATTAATCCATTAAATTTTTTTGATATTATTGTATCTATATTATTTATATAATCATATGAATAATTTATATATCTTTCTATTACATATTCATGACTATAAGTTCCAAATAATCTTCTTTCTTCTGTATCTAATAATATTGTATCACTTATTAAATATAATTTTAAATAAGGTTCTTTAGAAAATACATAATCATTTGTTAATATATTAGATAATATATTATTAATATTATTTATTTTATATTTAATTTTTAATTCTATATTATTTAATGATAATAATGGTAAGGCTAATGTTGAATGATTATTAAACCAAAAAATTAAAGGTAAATAAAATATCCAATTTTTATTTGTTTTTTTTATTTTAATTAAATTATTAAATTGTATTCTTTTTTCAAAATTAAAATATAAATTATTATGTATATTAAAAATATCTTTATTAATTTCTTCAATTAATTGTTCACCAATAAAAAATTTAATATAATTAAAAAATGAAAGTGTATCATTAAAAATGGGTTCTTCTATTTTAGTTTCTATAATATTATAATTAACATTTGTTTTTTTCATAGTTTCAGCTAATATAAAATTATTATTATAAAATAAATTATTAATTTCATAACCTTCATTACTAACTAAATAATAATTATTTAATTTATAAAATGAATCAGTAAAAATTTTAGGATCTAAAATAAAATTATAATTATTAATTTCATCTTCCATAAAAACTTCAATTTCATTTAATAATTTTTGAGTATAAAATTCTGCATTTTGTAAAGATTTTTGATAATATTCTATTAATATTATATTATAACTATTTGAATTATTAAAATTATATGTATAATTTAAATTTAAATTTAAAATTTCATTTAAAGATATTATTAAATATTTATTATTATTTTCTATTATTCTATCAAAAATCTTTCCCACTAATATTTTATTTATAGTTTTTAAATAAATTGGCATTGTATATGAATAACCAATATTATTAAATATAAATAATGCTTCAACTTCATTATCATTAATTAATAATTTATATAAATATATATCAAATTCATAATTAATACCTGTATATGGTATAATATAAAATTTATTATTAAAATTATATTGAAAAGGATAATCAAAAATAATTTTAACTTTTTTATTTAATTTAGGTTTATATAAAATATTATCAATTTCTTTATATATTTGTGAAAAAATAAAAGAATTAGATATAGTATTATAAAATGTAACAATAATTAAATTATTATCAAATTTAAAATTAGTTAATATAATATCATTAATAGTATAATAATATTTTGTATTATTATTATAAATAAAATCATCAGGTAAAACAAATGATAATATATTATTATTATAACTAAATATATTAATAGTCCATAAATTTTTATAAATTATATTATAATTTGATATATTATAATTTTGTGTAAAATATATATATGTCATTAAATTTTTAACTTCATAGTTTTGTGTTGTTTCTATTATATTATCATTTATTGTATTATATAAATAAATTATTGTATTGTTTGTTTGTGGTAATGTTATATTAAAAATATATTTATATATGTTTAAAGAAATAATAGAATTAATTTTATTTAATAAAGATTCGCCAAGACGTTTAGTATGAATAAGATATTCCCATGTTTTAATAAATTTAGTAGTGTCTAAATTAATTAATAATTCAGATTGTTGATTATTTAAAGTTTGATTTAAAATAAATTTTTTAACATTAATAATATAATTAATTTTAACATAATCAATAAATGAGAAATAAAAAATAATTTTATCATCACCAGTAGATTTAATATTAAAAGGAATAACTTTTTCATTACTTTGTGGATCAAATATAATAAATTCATAAGGAATAACAGTATTATAATAAATATATTGTATATATTTATCATCATTAAAAACATTATCTAATTTAATATTAAAAATACTAGTATATAGATTATTAATATAAATAGGATTAATAATATTAATAATTTGAATAGTATAATTTAATAATTTAACATTATTGATAATATAATAATTATTATTTAATAAATCAAAAAATAATAAAAATAAATTATTATTATAATTAATAAATGTTTTATTTAGGATAAAAATAATATCAGTAGAGAAAATAATATATTGTTTATTATCAATAAAAAAAATATTTTGAATAATAAAATCATTTTTAATTTCAAATGTAATATTATTATTTAATGGTAAAATATTAGAATATATATTATTTAAAAAATTAAAAAATTCTAATTCTTTATTTTCATTAATAGAATTAATATAAATATTATAAAAATCATTAGATAAAATATATTGTATAGGAATATTAATTATTAAAGAATTAGTATAAATATCTTTTTTATCAATATATAATTTAATATTTTTATAATAAATATTATTAATTTTATTAATATCAACATTAAAAAAAACAACATTAAATAAAATTCCAAGTTCAGTAAACTCTAATATATTATATTTTTTATTTTGTTTAATAACAATGTTGTCATTTTCAGTAATATTATATTTAGATGTAAATTCTAATTTATTATTATATAAAAAAGGATTATTAATAGTAATATCATTAGAAATATTAATTCCATTTAAAAAATCAATATTATATGTAACATTAGTTAAAATAGTATTTGATTTAAATTTAATATTAAAATTATATTGTAAATCAGTAATTAATTTATATTTAATATTTTGTGGTAAAATTAAATTAGGCATATAATGATATAAATTATAAATATATGTATCTAATAAATTAGTATGAAAGGTATTATAAATAGTATTACTATTAAAAAAATATAATGAAGAATATAAATTATTATTAATTAAATAATTATCATTTTTAAGAATGATATTATTAATAGAAGTATTATTAAAAATATTATATTTTAATATAAAATTATTAATTAAAATTTTTAATATATTATTAAATGATTGTTCAGATATATTTTCATTAACATTTCATAATTCATTATATAAATTTATAAATTCATTACCTAAATAATATAAATATCTAAGTAATTTATTAATATTAACACCATAAATACTAGTTTTATTATTATTAATCCAATTATTAATTTCATTATTTATATTATTTAAATTTTCATTAGATCTATATACTATATTATCAATATTATTAAATGTAAATTCATTAGTTATATAATATGCTACTTCTTTATTATTATCAATTGTTATATATTCAGGATTTAAATCATTGGAAAAAATAATATGTTCGCCATTAAAATAAGCTGTATAAAATCCATGAAATAAAAGAAAATTATTAATATTATCTTTAACATTAAAAAAGAAAAAAGGATTTAATAACCATGTAGAAATATTATTAAATAAAATATTTTGAATATTTATTAATTGATAATAATTATTTTTCCTAATTTCATTAGTATTAATATTAATTAAAAATTGTTTTAATATAATTAATTCATTATTAGTAATATATTTATAATCATTATTATAAATAAAAATAATATTATTATTAACCCATTTAAGAGCACAATTATTAACAAATGAAATTAATGAATTTACTTTTTGTACACTATTAATAATAGACCAATTATTCCATGGTTTAATAAAATTATATAAATTTTCGGCATTAATTTTATTATTATAAATAAAATTAAGTCTAAATTTTTTAATATTATTATATAAATTAATATTATCAAAATAATAATTATATTTATTTTTCTTTTGAATAAAAATATCTGTAGTTTCATAATTAGTTTTTAATTCTAAATTATATATAATATTATTTAATAAAACATAATATTCATTAATATTAATATTATATGCTGATTCATATATACTATTAAATTTATAATAATTAATATCTAATGTCAGGTTAATATTTTGTGTATTATCATTTAATTTATAAGTATATTTAAAAATATTTTTATCATTAAATCTTAATAAAAGTAAATTAAATTTAATATATTCATTTTTATTATTATCATAATTTATAATATAATTAATATTATCATCACTAATATGTAAATCAGTTTTAATAGTATAATTATTAATAGTATTTAATATATAATTATCATTAATAGTATAAATATAAATAGTATCACTTAATATATAATTTTTAGATATAATATAATATTTATTATTTTCAAATATTAAAACATTAAATTTACTTAAATTTGTAATATCTAAATATATTTTATCAAAATAATTATTAAAATTAGATTTAAAAATAATTTCTTGTTTATATAAATTATTATTTAACAATATAAAGTTAGAGGTAATAGAAATTTCATATTTATTAATAATTTTAATATTAGTATAATCAATATTTAATAAATTTTTAGTTTCATAAATATTAAAATCTAAATATATAAAATCAAAATTATGATTAATTTTTATAGGAATAATTTTATCTAAATAAAATATATTATTAATATTAATATTACTATATACTTTAATTTTATTATAATTAATAATTTTACATAAATGAATAATAATATTATTTTCATTAGTATATTCTAATAATAAATGATATGAATTAATAATAGTATCAATATTATTAATGTTTTTATTATAAATATTAATAGTAACATTATTATAAAAATGAATAATATTATAATGATTATTTTTAAAATAAGAATTAAAATTAATATTAAAATTATCAAATGGATTATTTAATTGTTCAATTAAAATATTATCATTTTTATTATCACTATATTCATTAATAATATTAATAGTATCAATTAAATAATAATTATTACTGTTTTTTTTTGTTCTATAAATAGATATATTAGTATAATCATTATTTAGTAAATTATTAAATATAATTTGTGAATTACTTTCAATATTAACTAAAATAGGTTGTGAATAAATATAATTATTAGAATTAAAATATTTAAATATATAATAATAAATACCATAATCAATATTACCAGAAACATTAGTTATAAATAAATTTAATATTAAATAATTATATTTATTAATTAAATATTTATCGATAATATTATCATTAAAATTATTAATATTAATATCTAATATAGTTAATTCATAAAAATTTTCATCATTAATTTTATTTCTATAAATTTTAATTTTATTATAATAATTATTAACATTACTAAAATTTGAAAAATTTATTTGAATATTAGAAAATTTAATTAATGATATAGAATATATATTAGATAATATACTTTCATCATTAGTATTACTATTAAATAGTGAAAACTTATAATTATAAGTAATTAAATAATTTTCTTCAACAAATATTAATTGATCTTCTAATAAATAATAAGATAATATATCAATATTAGAATTTTTATTATTATATTCAATTGTATTTAATTGATAATTATAATTAAATTTATAAAATGTATAATAATTATATTTATTATTAAAACTTGGAGAACATATAATATTTAATTTAATTTCATTATCATAATATTTACTAATAATATTATTTGTTTCATTATAATATTGTATAAATGTAATTTTATTAATTAATTGATATAAATTAATATTAATTAAATTATATGGATTAATAAAATCTTTATTATTAATAATATAATTATTAATAGTATATATAATATCTTCATTATATACAAAGTTATTCGGTAAATTAAAAGTGATAATATTATTATTAATATCAAAATTATTTATAATATATTCATTAATATCTGATTTAATAATAATATTACTAAATAAATTATATATATTTATATTTATTGTATCATTAATAATATATTTATCATGAATTTTAATATTATTTGGTTTATCTTTAATATTAAATGATAATATATTATTATTTAATTTATAATTTGATATATTATATACTAAATTTATAGTTATAATTTGATCAGGACTAATAAATAATAAATTATTTATTTCATAATTATTAATATAATATTTATATTGATTATTAAATATAAAATTATTAGGTAATTTAAATATTAAAGTTAAATTATTAAGAGTATAATTTGAAATTATCCATTTTTCATTATTATTATTAAATAAAATAATAGTAGTAAATAAATAAATTATATTAAATGAAAAAGTATTAGATAAAGGTAAAAAATTATTATTATCAATATAAAAGTTATTAATATAATAAAGATATTTATTATCATTTTTAAAAATAAAATCATTAGGTAAATCAAATAATATATAATAAGTATCATTAATTTTAAAATTATTAATATCCCAATATGTTTTTTGAGTAAATTTTTTAGATAGAATATTAATATTATTATTAATCATAAATTTAGTAATTTGATTATCATGAATAATATAATTACTTTTAATATAATTAATTATATTATTTTCATTAAATTCATCATCATCATATAAATAAATAATAGAATTATTATTTTTTGGTAAAATTAAATTAAATTTATATATATTATTAATATTATCTATATTAATTGTATTTAGTAAATATAAAATATAATTATTAGAATTATCTAATATTATATTTGTAATATAATTAATAATATTATTAATTTTAATAGGTTGTAAATAATAAAAATCAAATGTTTTAAAATTTTTATAATGATTAGTTATTTTAATTGTATTAGTTATAATATTATAATTACCTAATATTTCAATAGGATGTTTATTATTAAAATTTAAATAATAATAATTAATTGGAACAATCATAGAATTAATAAAATAAGGAGTAATATTATTTTTTAATAAATATAAAAATTTAAAATTTTCAGTTAATAATAATATATCATAAATAATAAATTTATTAGATATTGTAGGATGATTTATTAATAAAATATCATTAATATAATTATTAATAGTATATTTATTAACATAAATAATTTCGAATGGTAAATATGGTATAATAACATCAATAAAAAGATTATTAGAAATAATATTTAATGATTCATTTAAAAAAATTTCATTATCACGAATATTTATAATTTCATATATATTATTATTATAAATTATTTTATCAAAAATTTTTAATTTTGTAAAATTATCAAATAAAAATAACTTTGAATTATTATGATATAATTTAATTGTAAAACTATTATATTCAAAAATAAAACAATTATTTATATTAATATCATTTAATGTTATTATAAATTCATTATCTTTTTTATATAATGTTCCTTTTTTAATATTTATATTTGTATAATATTTCATAATATTTGACATATTTAAATTTGATATATCATTATTATTTTTTAAATATGAACCTAATGAATAATAACCATTATAATTATTATTTAATTTTTCACCTGATTTTATTAATTCTAATTCATAATTATTTGTATATATATTTATTCCTTTAATAATAAAATAGTTATCATTTATCATTATAATCTCATTATTTTCTAAAAATAAATAATCATATTTTACTATTTCATATAAATTATCAAATATATTATTTAATATTATATTATTATATATAAAATATGGATAACATAATGAATAATAAATAATCACATTTTCTTTAATAATATCATTAATAGATTTTATAGTGTTATTATATATAATATCAATACTATTATTAAATAACAAAATAAAATAGATAATATTTTTTGTATTAATAGTAGTATCATTTAATATATTTATATTCGGTTTTATATTATTAATACCATTAAAATTTAACTGTTTAATTGTTATATTCTCATTTATCTCATTATTTCGTATATTATTATAATATTTATAACTAATAAAAGTATTTAAAAGAGTATTTTTAATATATAATTTATCATTATAAAACTCAAAAATATCAGGATTAGATGCGAGGAAAGTATATTGATTAGTAAAAGAAATGAATGTTTGATTAAATGGTTCATAATAATTATTAAATAAATTAAGATAAATATCATAAATATTATTATTATTAGTAAAAACTAACCATATATATAAAATATTATTTTTAGTATTATTAAAAATTTTCAATAAATAAATTTTTTCTTGAATATTAATAGAATTTAAAATAATATTATTTTGATTATCAATATAAATTAAATTAGATAAAGATTTGAATATATCATTAGATTCAATATGTGCAATATTAAGATTAATACTAATAGAATCAATTTTAAGAACAATAAGTGATTTTAAATATATATCATTATATTTAATAAAAATATTATTATTATTATAATTAGAAGTGAAAATAATAGGATAAATAATATTAATATTATATAAATTAGATTTAATAAAAATATAAATAATTTCTTCATTAATACCAGATAATTCAATATTATTATTAACAAAATATTTAATATTATAATAATTTAATAAAAATTTAGAATTATAATATAATTCATTAATATTATAAAATTTAGGTAGATTATCTAAAGTAGATAATAATAATTTTTTATCAATTATATTTTCATAACAAAACACTTTATATTTATTATCAATAAATTGTTTAGCATTAGTATTAAATAAATTATTATTAATTAAATAAATTTTAGTGATATTAAAAGCATTATCAATATAATAATTAATATGAAAAGTATAATGTATATAAATAATAGGCCCTGTTTTATAATAGTAAATTGTTTTTTTATTATTATATTCAATTAAATAATATGAATATTCTAATAATTTATTATTATTTATAATAACTATATAATTATCAATAAAAATAGGATAAACTAAATTAATTTCAATTAATTCAAGATGATCAGAAGGTAATAACCAAGTATGATAAATACCAAGTGGAATTTGATATTGTTTAATAGTATTAATGGGTAAAATAAAGTTATTATAATATTTATCAATTAATAATATAAAAAAATTTTGTGGGAAGTTATATAATATTTTAGTAAAATCATAATTTTCATAATAATAAAATAATTGTGAGTTTTTAATAATAACAGGAGGAAAATTAGGATTATAAACAACATTTTGTAAAAAAGTATATTTATTTAATATAATATTATTATTAAAAATATTATCAATAAATAAGTAAAATTTATTATTAAAACTAATAATATCATAACTAGAAATATAAAAAGTATAATTATAAAGTGAATAATTAAAAATATCTAATAAATTATAATCAAAAATATTAATATATAAATTAACTTTATTAATAAAATCAATATTATATTTAATAATTTTATTACTAATATTCCAAGAAGTAGAATTATTATAAATTTTTTGATAAATAATATAAAAACTATTAAAATTAATAATTTTTTCAGTATATAAATAAATGATATTATCATTAATCTTACAATCATAAATTTCATTATTAATATAAATTTTACTATTAATAACTTTATATTCAATATCAATATCGGGTGTTATTACTTCAATATTTGATATATTATTTTCAAATTCAATTATTATTTTATATAAATATATATTTGATATTCTTGTAAATACATATGGTGTTGTATATTCATTTAAAAATATTATATGTATAGGACTATAAACTAACATATTATTAACATTACCTTCAATATAATTAGTAACATTATTATTAGTAATATTACTATTAATTTTATAAATTTTATTATTATCTAATTTAATATATGTATTTTTAAGATCACCTAATAAAATATTTTGAAAAACAATATTATTTTCAATATTAATATTTAATAATCCAATATAATTAAATTTATTATTATTAAAAATATAATTATTAGTATCTTTAATATTAATATTATTAATATTATTTTCAATAATGGGTTGAATTTTATTATTAATAAATATTTGATTATTATTTAATATATTAACATTATTAAAAATATTATGATTAATAATAATAGAATAACAATTAGTATCAATATTAGGAAATAAAAGATTAATAATAATATCAGAAGTATAATCATAAAAGTTATTTTTAATTTCTAAGTTAATTTCATTAAATGATAAATATTTTTCAATATAATTATTAGGTTCTGTAATATTAATATAATCACTATTATTATTAATATATTTTTTTTGATTTTTATAATATAAACTAATATTATTTAAATATTCAATTAAATATTGAGAAATTTTAGAATTAGCATTATATTCATTATAAATATTAGTTAAAATAAAAATAGAGTTAATATTAGTAATAGAATTTTTAATATTTAAGTTTTGATTTTCATCACTAAGATTAAAAGTATAATGTGAAATATTATAATAATCATTATTATTATAATTATATATAGGTATATTACCATTATTTAAAAAATCAAATATATTATTTTTATCAATATTATTTAATATTTTTTGTGTTGTTATTCCAAAATTATTAATATTATTTAATAATTCAGTAAATATATTAATATATTTATTATTTATATTTTCTAATAAATTAATTATATTTATATAATCTATATTTGAATTTATTATATATTCTATTTGATATATCATATCATCAATAAAATTATTTACTATATTATCAATATAAATATTTCTTGAAAATAAATTATATAAATTAAATTCATCAAATGAAGGATTAAATGTTAATTGTGTTATATTTTTATTTACTTCTAATAATATCTTATTATTTAATAAATCTAATTTATAATATTGTGAATCTTTAATAAAAAATTGTTGTGTAGAAATTGGAAGTAAATATTCAGAAATTTCATCATTAAGTTTAATAATAGAAGTAGTATTAATTTTAAAATTAATATTATAAAAATATAAATAATAAACATTAAAATTTTTTTTAATATTATATATATTATTAAGTAAAGAGTCATTACTATTATTTTCTAATAATAAGAAAGGTTTATTAAATATAAAGTCACTAAAATCAGAAATATTTTTATCATTAATAAATTTATAATCAGTGGAATGACTAATTAAAGAATGTAAGTTAGGAACAAAATTATTTATTGGAATTTTAAGTATTTTATAATTAATATTTGGATTATATAGTTCAATTTTAGTAATATAAAAATATAATTCATCAGATAAAGGTAAATTATTATTTATATCACTATCTGTTAACCTATCATAATAATTAATTATATTAGTATTTATAAATGTATTAATTAAATAATATATATTATTATTCTTTTTTGTTCTATATAATTTTATACTATTGTAATTTGTATTTAAAATATTTGGAAAATTATTTATTAATATTTTATTTGTATTTGTTATTTCATTTGTTAATTCTATATTATAACTTATCGTTGGTAATGATTCTATATTTGTTACTGAATTATAAAATGATAATTTATATTTATAAATTATATTATTATTATCTGTAATTGTTCTATTTAAATATGGATTTGTATTATTTTCTATATCTTCTTCAATTGTTATATTAATATTATTAATAGAATCATCTAATATAATATTTAAATTATCATCTTTTTTATTATCAGTATATGTAGTAATATTAATATCTAAAATATCTAATAAATAATATTTAGTGGGATTATTTTTATGTGTTCTATAAATTTTAATATTTGTATATTTTGAATATTCAGTATTACTTGAATTTAAAGGAAAATTATAAAATGTTAAATTACAATCAACAACTAAATTTTCTTCTCTAGGATTAGAATAAACAGGTGGAACTAATTTATTAATATTATAATAATTAAATATATAATAATATTTACCTGTTGGGATTAAACCGGGTACATCATTTTTAGAGTTAATATTTTCATTTAAATAAGGAACAAATCTTTTATTAATAAGTAAGTTATCAGATAATATATCTTCATAATATGTATTATTAATATCAATAGTATTAACAATATAATTAGTAATAGAATCATTTTCTTTAGTTCTATAAATATTAATTTTATTATATTTAGAGTTATCAATAATATTTAAATTAGGTAAATTAATTAATACTTTATTATTATTTAGTAAATTAATAACAAAATCATTAGAGAAAATAGTTTCATCTAAAGTATTACTATTATATAATGTAAATTTATAAATATGAGAATTTTTATTAACTAAATTACCTAATAAAATATCATTATTATAAACAATATTTAATTTAGTAGGAATTAATTTTATATTATCTTTATAATTATTATAATTTATTAAATAATATAAATATTCATCAGTAAAATCATTAGTATTTAATAATTTTATTTTATTATTAATAAAAATAAAGTTATCAATAAAATAATAATATTTATTAATAATTTCAATATATATTGAACTAATATTAGTAAAAGTTTTTGGTAAATTATAAATTTCATTATTATTACTTAAAATAGTATAATTATTATTATTATTATTAATTAAAATAGGTATTTTAACTATTTTATTATTATTTTTATTAACATTATTAATAATATTAGTATTAATAGTATCTTTACCTAAATTAATATCAGAAATATTATCAATAAAATTTTGTGTTATATTATCATTTATTATAGTTAATAAATAAAAAATATTTTCATTTTTTTTTGTTCTATAAATTTTTCTTTTTATTATATTTAAATTTGTTGAAATTGGTATATTTTCTATATTAACAAACTGATTATCTAATAAATTTATTTCTTTAAAATCACTTAAATCTGATTCTTCATTATTTATAGATATAAATGATATAGCATATAAATATGAACCTTTTTCAATATATAATAAATTATATTGATTAATAATATTAATAACATTAAGTGAAAAAGAATTAAATGGTTTAATAATATTATTATAATTATATTCAATAGTTAAAATTTTAATATTATTAACAGTTAAATTATAAAAATCATTATCAATAATAATATTATTATTATCAATTTTATTAATATCAATTTCATTATTATATTTTTTAGTTAATAAGAAATATTTATTAATAATAATATTAGAATAATTTAAGTTATTATTATAAAAAAGTATTAATGGTAAATAAGATGTATAATTAACAGTTAATTTTAATGGATTATTTAATTTATAAATATTATTAATAATAGTATAATTAATTTTAAAAATATCAGAAGAAATATTATTAAAACATAAATATAATTTTTTTTCATAATTTTCATAATATATTGAATTATAATTTATAATATTATTATTATTATCAGTAATAATAATTTTACTATTATTATCATAATAATTATCATATTTAATTAATATTTTATTATTATTTTTATCATAAATAAATTCATTAATAAGATATATATTTTGAATTGTTAATTTATGAAAATCTTTATTTAATATATTATTATTAATAACTATTTTATTAATATCATGTATAGATTCTTTAAATTTTAAAAAATTATTATTACCTATATTAATTGATCCATACCAACTATTTTTAAAAAACATTTCATAAAATGATTTTTTAAAATCTGATACTAAATAAAAATTACCTGGTGTTATTGATAAATAAAATGTTAATTTTCTTTCATTGTCAAAACCATATAAATTTATATTTTTTTTTATTAAATGTATAGTTTCTAAATATTTTTTATATAATCTACAATTTACAGTATTACGCCATAATATTAAAAATGATATTAATGATTCACTTAAATTAAATGAATTTATTTCAATATTAATTAATTCATTAGCAATAACACTATAAATATTTTGTAAATCAATTGGCATTAAATTATTAGTATCAATTTTAGATAATTTATTAGTATATTTTATTAATTTAGGATAATTAATTTCTTCATTATTATTTAAAAAATTATAATTATCTTGTTCATATGAAGAAATAACATTAGAAGAATAAGCAGTAGAAAAATAATAATTATTATAATTTAATTGTTTATTAGGTAATTTATAAAATCTATTTAATATAATTTTTAAATTAATATATAATTTTATTGGATTATTTAAATTTAATTTTATAAATAAATTTAAAATGTCACTTTTGGTTGAATAATATAATTTTAAAAATGTTTCAAATATATTATTATTAAATATATTATTATTAAAATTTATATTTAATATATTTATAATATATTGTTTTAATTTATCATTCCATTCATTTTGAATACAATAATCATTAATAATAGTATTATAATCAATATTATTATTATTTAATGTATTATATTTTTTCCAAAATGTGAAAATTACATCATTAGATAAATATAACATTTTAAATAATAATAAAATAATTAATGAATTATATTCTAATATATTATTTTTATAATTATCAAAATTATAAAAATTTAATTTACAATACATGAAAGTTTTATCTATATCATAATTTTCTATTGGTTTTTCTATTGTTAAATCATAAAAATTTATATATTCATTATATCTTTCTAATTCTGTTTTATTATTATATATTAAATTAAAATCTTCTTGAAATCTTACTAAATTATTTGTTTTATAATATAAATTAAATAAATAATTTTTTATTTCTTTATATTTATCATTATTTATAGTTTTTAATGTATATATTTTATTTAAATAGTTTATATTATTATTTAAACTTAATGATAATATAAATTCTTCCCATATATTTATTTTTATTTTAATATATGATAATAATGGTAATATATCATTATCTTTTATATAATAAAAATTAATATATTGTCCTATATTATTTTCTTTTATATATTCTGGTAATAATTTATCTATTAATAATTTTGTTTCTATTTTTGAATTTATATTATCAAAATTATATAATTTAAATAAATATTCCGGTATTATATACCATTCTTTATTTGTATTATTATATATTACTAAACATTTTGTATTATAATATATTGTTTCTAATTGATTTATATTATATATATCTTTATTTATTATTTTATTATATTTTTGTATTATATTAAAAAATGGTATTTCTATTTTAAAATATTGATTATATAGTAAATCACCATTATTTTCTATTTTTATTATTCCTTCTGAATCAAAATTCTTTTTATCTATATATTTTTCTATTTCATTAATACTAAAGTTTGTATGTTGTTTATACATTTTTTTATAAAATGTTATTTCTGGATTAGCAATTAATGGCGCATCTTGTACACCAGTAACTACTAATTGAATTAAACCCCCTGTCATTTAACTATAAAGGGAAAATAATCTTTTAAACTTTTTTATATATATTATTATATGAGTTCTAATTATTATATAAAAATTATTAGTCTTGAAAATTGTAAATATTCATTAGATTCTGTTAATATATTAAAATCTTTAAATATTCCTCATAAAGTTATTATAATTGATAACTTATCCAAAGAATTATATAAAAATAATTATATATCAACATATCCACAAATTTTTTTTAAAAAATATAATTCTAAAGGAAATTTACTTTTAGGTGGATATGATGATTTAGTATATTCTATTACAACATTTAAAACTAATAATATTAATAAAACTAATATTGATCAATTTATTAATAAATATAAATGGTCTAAAAAATCTGTTATTAGATTTATCCAATTATTAAATTAAATATTAATTATCTATAAAATTTATTATTAAATGTTAAATATTTAATAAATATAAAATTATTTATTAAATATTAATTGTATATCAAATATTAAAAATATTATTATAATTATTTATTAAAATTAAATATATTATTTATTAATGATCTATTAAATTAACTATTAAATATATAATCTATTAAATTAACTATTAAAATTAAATATATTATTATAATTATTTATTAATGATCTATTAAATTAAACTATTAAATATAAATATTAAATATATTATTATAATGATCTATTAAATTAAACTATTAAATATATTATTATAATGATCTATTAAAATTATTTATTAAATAATAATGGCCTATAAAATTAAACTATTAAAAATAAATATTAAATATATTATTATAATGATCTATTAAAATTATTTATTAAATAATAATGGCCTATAAAATTAAACTATTAAAAATATTATTATAATGATCTATTAAATTAACTATTAAAATTATTTATTAAATAATAATGGTCTATAAAATTAAACTATTTAAAATAAATATTAAATTAACTATTACAAAATAAATATTAATTATTAAATATATTATTATAATGATCTATTAAATTAACTATTAAAATTATTTATTAAATAATAATGGCCTATTTAATTAAACTATTAAAAATAAATATTAAATTAACTATTACAAAATAAATATTAATTATTAAATATATTATTATAATGATCTATTAAATTAAACTATTAAAAATAAATATTAAATTAACTATTACAAAATAAATATTAATTATTAAATAATAATGGCCTATTTAATTAAACTATTAAATATATTATTATAATGATCTATTAATTAACTTATTACAAAATAAATATTAATTATTATAATTATTTATTTAATTAAACTATTAAAAATAAATTAACTATTACAAAATAAATATTAATTATTAAATAATAATGGCCTATTAAATATATTATTATAATGATCTATTAAATTAACTATTATAAAATAAATATTAAATATATTATTATAATGATCTATTAAATTAACTATTACAAAATAAATATTAATTATTATAATTATTTATTTAATTAAACTATTAAAAATAAATATTAAATATATTATTATAATAATCTATTAAATTAACTATTACAAAATAAATATTAATTATTATTTATTTAATTAAACTATTAAAATTATTTATTAAATATTAATGGTCTATTAAATTAAACTATTAAAAATAAATATTAAATTAACTATTACAAAATAAATATTAATTATTAAATAATAATGGCCTATTAAA